AATTAATAAACCCTGGGTATTTTCACTGACCAAATTATTGGGCGCCCCCAGGGAATGTCTCTACTTGCATGGCTAAAATACGAAACAGGGATTAAGACATGGTAAACCAAAGCCCTGTTAAGCAACATATATTCTAAGTACGTGGAGTAAGTTTAGATAAAGCTCGAGCCAATAAAGTCGACTCGCTTAAACTCTCACGAGTTTGATAAGTTTCCGGTGTTAATGAGTGACCAATAATGACAGAATTTGGTGACTCACAATCCTGCTTACGCTCCAAAACATCTATTTGGGCTTGTAAACGACCAATAGAATCTAATAGGGCTGGATAATTGTGAAGATAGTCATCCAAAACTTTACTGACAGAAACTACTGAGCTCTTAGCATTTGGCATAGCTACAACAGTTAAGTAAGTATCACAAGCTATTAAAGATGAACTGCCAAAAACTAACAACCCTGTGTTATGATTAGAAACGGTAACAACACAGGTTATGGAAGGCCCAGATAAAAAAGCCCCACCATTGGACTCTGTGGCCATAAGACCAGGCTGATCAATTGTACTTGTAGTAAACCAATCAGTATTGAAAGCAACACCAGTCTGTGGTGTGGCCAAAATGGCATCAGATGTCCCCCAACCGGAAACACCACGAAATGTGCTGAGTTGAATGAAATAATCACCATTCTCAGGGAACTGTAAATAGGATGTAGATGTACCATTGCCTACAATGATTGGCAAAGCACCAAAACCTCCAGTAATCTGCTTGTTCAACAAAGGCTGCAAAGCAAACCCTTTGTACCAACCTGCAAAAACACTAGTAATTGGCGTTGCCGACGCGGGCATACATGGCTTACTAAGTTTAACTTTATAAGATATCCACAACTCACCTATTTCAGTACCAGCAGCTGAGGCTAAACCATCAGTTGCCACATTCACAACTCCCCAATCATAAAATTGAGGATCAGTTAGACCACTCAGAGAACCTGTTTTAATATATCTGTTCACGAGTGGTGTTTGACGCCTATCGCACTCTATAGGATGCAACATATTTTCATACGGAGCACAAGACGTAGTAAATTCATAATTTTCCATTTGTCGACGCGTGCTAAAATCAGCAGCCTGGACATCATACTGTGTGGAAATTATGACACTACCAACAGGACCGGAATTAACGTTAGTAAAAGGAGTACTGTTGGTTTTAAATTCAACAACAGCACCAATTAAGGTGTATTGTTGATAGTTGCGGGCTATGCCACACAACCATGGAAAGGTTTCGAATTGAGAAGGATTCAATTCATATTTTTGCAATGTGAAATTAGTACCGCCTGAAGACAGGATTCCTAAAAACTCCCGATGGCAAATCACTGGTTCACTACCACCAGTGAAAGAGGGCGGACTATCTCCCATATTCATTTGTTGCGCTCGGACTCGATAATCACCGAATCCCAATATTTTGGAAATTGTTCCATGAGCTAAATTACCTAATGCACCACCCAATTGAGACCCTATCTTGCCACCTAGGGTTTTGTAATCGCCTTTGCCCTTGATACGTTTAGGCTTGGAAGCTTTAAGTACTTTGGCGACTGTTTTAACGACACGTTTAGATGCATTTTTCGCTGGATTTTGTTTTCTTGATTTAGATTTAGATTTGTTCATGGTTGTATGGGTTTGATGGACCAGGTCAAACAATAAATTTTAAGGTCTAAATTTGTTTAAGTGTAAAATTCTAATAAACAAGGACTGGGCAGTGTGGATAATATGATGGACCTGCAGAGTCTACATCCATCATATAGTCTAAGGAACAAAAATTCAGGGATTGTCCTGGTTCCCAAAAGGACAATTTTTTAACTAATAGCGACTGATCATATTGCGTCCATTGATAGATGCCATATAGTTGTGAATCAATATCAATAGTACTATTGGCATATTTATACTTCATTTTCCACTCTTCTTCTTTCAAGGCATGAGCTTCATAACCTTCTGTTATGTCCAAAATTCTTCCAATATAAGCATTCAAAGGGGGAATGAAACTGCAACTGTCCTTCAACCCCAATGCCACACCACGCAACAGGCTGTAAGGATGAACACCATATGGTGGATTAATGAAGTACCCTATCTTACTCAAAACCTTACCAGGTTTGGGTCCGAACGCTAAACCACGATCGGTTTTATAAACACGATTTGAACAAAATTCTGCTTCGAATAAGGATTTTTTGGGCAAAGCTTCAGCTTCAAATCCAAGCCTACGCATTCCATCGGCCCAAGATACAGAATGCGCATCCTTTCCCCGCAAAAGATTGTCGTCACCAGCCACTAACATTCGAAGAACCTGCGTCATGGTTCGAAAGGACATATGACGGCCATATTCATTGTTATGTTTATAATACAAAAAAGCATGCATTACACCATTGAGAATAGAGTTAAACAATGAAGTGAATGGATCACCAGATTTACGCGTGCCACGAACACCATAACGCAAACCTTTACTTGTGATGCCATGAGTTCGGATGTTTCGTCGCAACAAATCAACGACGGCACGTGGAGCACCAAACTCCTGGCACAACCAAACTTCGAACTCACACCATTTTTCATCAACGGATGCGTCCCAAGCACTAACGTCATCCTCAAGAATTTCACCTGGACAATCAACACAAGACGCAGCTTCGAAATTATTCAAGCCGCTGGTGAAAACTATAAAATGTTTTTTTGCCCCATTTCTTTTTGAAATACCCTTGTAATGATTGAATCCAGGGACCCACCAAAGCAATGAATTCAGGCTCCGCACCTTGTATAAGACGGGGTGCTTTCTGTTTCACACCTAAAGGTGTTTTATAATTCATATTCTCAACCTTAACGAAACTTTTTCGTTTTGTGAAGTCTCGAAGTTGTTGCTTGGTGAGTTTTGTATGCTCATCAATTCCCTGATCCTTTAATGAAAGGTATGCTTCCAATATTCGTATTTTGACTTGTGGTGACGCATTGGAATTTTTCAAATACACATCAATAGAGTGGGATTTGATTGTCTTTTTCCCAAAAAGCTGTTTTTTGTGTGTTTTGGCCCAGTTGATACACTCTGTTATCAACTCAACATCAACAGTTGGCGTATCTTTAACAACACGGGCAAACAAAGCTTGTTCTTCATTTTGCTTATTGGGAGAAAAATACGTGGGACGATATGGTCCCGAATCCAAACCATATAAAATTTGACTATAATTCGTCTTATAGCGATTAATTTCACACTTCAAGTAACGACCCATATAATCCGAATCAGCTATAGCTGAATGTTTTTTGATTTTCTTTGGTCGAGGCAAATAACTGTTTCTGGATTTATATAGTGCTAAAAAATCTAATTTGTGTCTTGTGTGCTCGTTAATCAACAAATGAAAAGCCAACTGGACACAAAACAACCAAACAGGTCCAAAAGTAAAAATGCCTAAAACCAAATGGCCCAATAAATTGAACCAGGTTTGCTTCTTACGACTCTCATAAGCACCCACAAATAGTCTGAACACGAAGCAAATTACAGGACTCAATATTGAGAGCACCAGAAAGAAAAATTCTTCAAAAAACACATGTACAGCGCATGAATAAACAAAAATTTGATACATGATAGTGGAAAAAATCAAAACCAAATAAGTTATCTGACTTACGACAACCTGAAAAAAACAACGTTGTGCAAATGGTAAGTCATCAATAAAAATTTTCCACCACGCTGAAACGGACTGATAAGAAGATAACAAATTATCAAGATGTGTCACAGCCGTGTCCATATTGTACTCATAAACGTTAAAATATATCCAATTTAAACGGCCCATCCATGCCATACGCAACCGATGGGACAATTGTGTAGGAGTCGGCTCACATTCACGATCTCCTAAAATAAAATATGGATATAAAAAGTCTTCACAAACGTACGTTGATGGTAATTTGGGAATACCGTTATAATCGGCTATCTGATGCAACAACCATAGACTACCTTGACTTCCTGATAATCTTGATTTTTGAGAGACATCTTTACAAATCTTATCAGCCAAACTTTTATGCCAACTGGCAAAAATACCATACACGGGTTTACTCTGATAGATATGACTATCACAAGGAAACTTAACATCAAAATTATACACACCAATATATTTTGTATCATATTTGCTGATTTTTAATAAATTAACAGGTTTAACATAACCGAAATCAAACAAAATAAAACACAAAAAACAAATTAATATAAAAAATATGATTGGTCGCAACACAACCGAGAAATTAATGATTTTGCGACTCGTGAAAGGCTCAATGAGACTCTCACGTTTTCTTGCTTCAACCCATGATAAATACGGCACCCATGTTGCAATGTCCACACACATCTCAGCAGAACATTGGACAGTTTTACACCAAGCCATGGCCATCTTACGATATAACAGCCAGGTTTCTTTTTTGGGATCAGCCAAATTACCATCGGACAACCAGTGAGGCACATGTTCGTCTACAACGGTAGCTGGTAGCTCAACCAACATAAAGTCCCTAGCTATATAATCTGAATACGTAAGTTTCGGAATTGTGTCATATAATTCTTCATTTGAAAAGGCCAAAGCGATGGTTCTCGGCACACGGTAGGTTTTACATGCTACTTTTAAATTTTGATTTTCATTCCCATAAACTCGTACTGCACTTAAATCATCAGTTTTTGAGACCAATGGTTTTAACTTTCGTTCTTTTTCTTCAACAACAGGTAAAACTGAAACTGGAGAAACTGGTGTCAAGTCTTTTGGGACGATTCCGGTTTCTACAACAGTTGCAGCCACTTTTGTGTCAGATTCTAACGAATGTTTGACTTCATTCTTCAACAATTCAGGTTCTACTTTAATTTTGTTAAGGTGAATCTCGGTTTTCATCACTTCTGGTGGGTTAGGACGTGGTGGTAATGGCGTCCCGGAGTTATAACCTGATTTGTAATCATTACAATAATTTTTATGCCAATTCTTTTTAGCTTGTTGCAATTTTGCAGCATAATTGATTTTGGGTTTTTCAGGAGAATCATACTTTCTCTCCTGATCTTCTTGAGTTAATGAAGGAAAAGTTTCATGGGATGGTGGTGATGTGGGCGGTGGTGATTGTTGGGTTTGACTAAAATCAGAGAATGTGGCTCTGATAGTAGGTGGTACATTGTGACGAATGGGGAGCTTAGGATGAACAGGACTTTCTTCTGTCATCTAGGGCATAAAATGATGGGTGGTTGCCACGCCAGTGAATGTGGAATCAATCAAAGTACTTCCTTCGACACGAGGTTTACTCATATCCAGACTTTCAATACCTATTAATGTATTATCTGGACGATCTTGATTGATAGTAGAAAGCGTTTGCACTAAATTTTGAGTAGCTTCTACTGCCCGACGTCTCTTGACGAGAGTTTGGACAAATGTTGATGCAATATCTTTAGCTTTAGACAATCCTACTTCACCCCAAGGTTTGAACACGTTAACAAACTCGGAGTCTTGTAAGATTTTGTCAAAATCAGAACGATGATGCGTCGCCATTATCAATAGATCGAGGTTTTGGAGTAAACAATTTATAAGACGCGTTTGAATTTTCAAGGTGTGATCACTTGATACTTTCATTTTATTGGTAAGCATCTCAAGTTGTTGTACATAGTTTTTCCTGTCCGCCTCTATTTGATTGACGGCACGGGTTAACTCTTTTCGTAACTCGGTCTCTAATAAGGATGTTGATTGAACACTAGCTGGCGTTAACGTTTGGGATTCTTGATCGATTTTAGGACGTTTTGATTGATGGTACTCAAGCCGCGCTTTATTCGCGGCTGCTATCAACGGTGGCACGTCATCGGGTACGGATATACCTGCTCTGGATGAACGTGACCGTTTTGGTGATGGTTTAATATCACCGATTTGCCGATTACAGGCTACACCCTCCACAGGGGCTGGAGGGGTGTCCGGGGGATTGGCCCGGAACGAAATCAGGGGACGTTAACGTCGCGTGTGTTGCGCAACGAACATTTTTTATAAGGTCCATTGGACCCTCGGAAAGGACGGCGCCTAAATCACTGTATCGGTTTTGGGGCTGCAACTATGGAACGGGATACGCTTACTCATAGAAGGAACCTTAAACACCACGGGAATCCCAGTGAGAAGTTCCCAATTACGCCTAAAAAGACGTGGCGAGTGGTTTTGACTAAAAACCACTCTAGCACGAACCCTGAAGAAGCGACTACATAACGAGTGTACTCAGTTATGATACAGCGAAAACGTGTTTTCGAAAATTGATTGCTGTGCTAAGCAACCAATG